CTTAGCCTCCGACTTGACCTGTCCACCCTTGCGGCCAGCGTCGCGGCGAGCGATCACAGTGGCCTGCAGATCGTGCGGATAGAGATGCAGATGCAGGTCATCGCCGGACCAGCTCCAGAGCAGAGCGTCTGGACTGATGTCGGTCAGCAGGCCGCCGAGCGCGATCAGCCACTGCCGATCCGACCAGAGCCGTGCGCCGACGATCACGCCGTCAGTCTCGCGCTCGGTGCAGTAAGCGACCATGGACAGCCATGCGCCACGCTCGATCCATGGGCTGTCCATCCACCGCGGATCTCGGCTCTGCGCGGTGTTGATGTTGATCCAGTTCATAACCGTCCTCCATATTTTCGATAAAGGGCAGTCCAGACATCTTTGCGCGGAACAAACACGCACTGGGAATGATACCCAACACCGCTCAAGCTGGCTGTTTTTTGCTGAGCTGTTTGATGACTTTTTGCCCACTCTTGCCACCGATCAACAAACACTCCACAGAGCATTTGAAACGGTATCAAGCACCATCGACCAGTGTCCTGCCACAGCCAAAGAATGTAGTCAGTGCGCTTTGTTATGTCTCGAGTCCATCCGACTTTTTTAGCTTCCATTACTGACCAAGTCTCGAGAGCAAGATCGTCTTGCCCGCGTGGCGCATAGTCTTGACTTCTCACTTTCGCATCTACGCTGAGAAACGCGCCGCTTCGCATCTCGACCCACCAGTCTGTTCCGTTTCGGTCGTTGACTTCATGGGCCGCATGAATAGCCACGGCACCCGGGATGCCTGACAAAAGGATTGATGAAACATCGCTAGCGATCGAGACTCCTTGGCTGAATTGCAACTGATCGACAAAGTCAAATTCATGAGTCATTTGAGCGTTCCCCCCAAGTTGTCCAGTCTGGTCTTTCAGTGCGGGAAAACATCTCAAGAAACGGGCCTGGGCTTGCGCTTGCGACCAAGTCAAAAAACTCTGGTGGCTTACTGCTGTGACCGCCCTTGCCACGATCTGCAAAGAATACCGTTGGCAAGTCCTTGCGCTTAAGCGGCTGACTGCCTTTGACTGCAAACAGGACATGCTCAGTCTGCCCGCGAAAGTAATTGCCCATCCCATAATGCGGCTTCACCCAAGTAATCATCGTGATGTAACGGAAACCCCATCGCTCCATTAAGGCAAAGCCCTTTGGTAATGATCTGTTGGTGATCCAGAGATAAAGATGGCAGTCATCATCTGCCAGATCCGCAACCGGCAATTCCATCAGGTCAGCGATCGACATTGTCGAGTAGTCTGGTTTTGCTCTACCTAGCTGGTCGCCGTCGCCTTCGTCGCCCCAGTCCCAAGGCGGATCGATTACGATGGTTGCAAAGCGAGTCGCTACATTTTTGATCGACTCGATAGGATCGACCACAGTCAAAATTTGACGGCGATTATCTTCTCTTCGTTGCTCGCGTTTCTTCTCCTTAATTTCTCGTTTGACCTGCAGCACTGGCTTGCCTTGTTGGATAGCTTTTTGCAGTTCTGGCGTGCGCTCGACTTCCTTCGCAAAGTTCCCTGCTCGCTGAACTGTGCTCGGTGAAACTCCGTGCTGTTTGCCGAGCGTCTCAGCTGTTTTTGGCAAGTGGTCATTTTGACCACTTGATTTTCGATCTCCTCCGTAATCCTTCTTGGTCCGATTATACCGCCGCCCCAATAACAGCTTAAAAGCATCCGCTGTTAGGTTGCGCCGTCCTAGCTGGTTCGCGTCCATCCAGTCCTCGACAGCCTCCTCGTCTGGCAGGTCGATCAGTTGCGTTCGGTACTCGATATTGTGCTCGGTGCATATCGCGAAGCGGTTGTGCCCGTCGATCAAAATACCGCGCCAGACCGTCAGCGCGTCTCGGCATCCGTGCTGGATGATGTTGGCCTCGAGTTGTTTGTACTCCTCCTCGGCCAGTGGCGGGATAAGACTTTTAAATTTTGGGTTGATGGTCATTTGTATGTGGTTGGTTTCTAGCATGTTGCGTGGCCTCCCTCCGGTGTTCGAGCACCGGAGAGATCGGCCATGCCGCCTAGTTTTTTGTGATGCTCGAACATCGTGGGAGAGTGAGCTGTCAGCATATTCTGACAGCGTGGAGTCTGTCAAGCGTTGCGTCTGTCAGCCGCCATAATTCGTGGTCAGTGCGGTTCTCGTCATCATGTGCAAGACGCTTTGCGGGTCTCTGACTTGCGGACACGTCTTGGCCTGCGGAGTTCAAGAAGCTCCAGAGCCATCGCAGCTTCCCGCGTGATCGTGCCGCCCTGCTCGCGTTGGTTGATCGCCTTGCGGCTCACATCCAGCGCAACGGCAAGAGCGGCCTGGGTCATCCCCAGCCGCTCCCTGATGGCCTTGTATTCTATCGACCCCATCCGTAGACTTGGTTGCGAGCTTCAAGTGCGGCGGCGGTAGCAATTGGATTTGGTCCAAGGTCCTTGTCGCTCCATTTCTTGATCAGTGCGTTTGCTTTATCCATCGTGTCTGCGGACTTGAGGATTTCTTGTGTGAGTGCAGCGGCTTTAAGTAGTTCGTTCATGGGAGAGATAGTAACCTAAGGTGACAGAGAGTCAAACACTAAATGCAACTTATTGTAACTTTTTTTTCGGGGGCTTTAGACCAACGTCAGAAACCCATCACATGCAGGCAACGGCTCGTAGCTCATCTGTCAAGCGTTGCGTCTGTCAGCCACCATCAGGATTGATCTAATCTCCTCGTCCTGATGCTGTTGCATCGCTCGCTGCATCGCATCGGCACCGCTATAAATAAACGCCTGGGCTCGCTCGCTGGCTCCGTGGTGGATGATCACCGTCACGCGGTCCACCGAAATGCTGACCATCGCTCTGGTCGCACCACAGACGGCCAGCAGGCTGATGCTGCTGTCGGTGATCGACAGATGCTGCTGCGTGACTAGATGCACGCTCATTGTCCAGTGCCTCCCCAGCTCGGTAGCCTGACAGCGTAAGTCTCGACGCCAGAGGATTTTGCCAGCCTCGTGCCGTAGCCTCCGATCTCGCAGTCATGACATCGCTGGCAGACCGATGACCGAGCGTCGCAGCTCGATGGACGCACCGCTGTCTGACCGCATTCGCAAACCGTGCGACCTGACAGTCTCTCTCCGATTTGCTTGACCTTGTACGGTTGCGCTTTCGTCTGGTCGATCTTAGCGATAGTCTCTGAGTCGCAGTGGTATAGCCGACCGAGCGACGGACCTGCCCAGATCTTTGCACAAACTTTGCAGACCGCACTCATGACAGAGAGAAAAGCGACACGGCAAACGGCAGACCGAGCCTGTCGCGCAAACAGATAGACAGCCAGCGAGTGCGTCCGATGACTCGACCGCGACGATGCACTCCCTTGATCACCGGCTCGATGGTGATCGTCATGACCGACATCGACGAGACGATTTGCACCGACGCGTCCAGACTCACAGCATCCTCCTGACCGCTCCTGGCGTTGCTCGGATCGCGATGCTGTAGGTGTCGATCATCGCGCCGTGGCCGCAACTGGTTTTCGAGCATCGGTTTTGCTGTCGCATGTTGCGTTCGATTTTGGCACAGCGATCGCAGACCGAGCCTGCTGATTTGCGCTTGGTTGCAGTGTTTCCGCAGAGACATTTCTTGTTGTTGTCGTAGGCCATTAGAGAAGAGAGAGTTGCGCCGAAGCTGTCGGCTTTGGTGGATAGGTTGCGGTCATGGTCATCATTCGTTTGCTCGTGATTGGGGCAACTTGGATCATCGGAAAATTTGCCCATGCACTCCACTGCTCACAGCTAAGCGCGTTGCCGTGTATAACTACCGTCGGGATGCCCCAGAGCGTCGTGTTGATAAAGCACAGATCACAGGCCACTGCGCTGATGTCGATGGCCTGCACTCGCAGGATCGACTTGCGGTCTGCCATCCGTTTGCCGAGCGCAAGTATCTGAGCTCCAGCACCACAGGCTGGCTCCGCGATATGGATGAGTCCGTGGTGGTCCATCGGTATTTGCTCGTCCATTACCATGCTCGACACGAGCTCACAGATCTCCGCTGGCGTGTGAAACTCGCCGCCGAACGATGCATGCTTGCCTAGCAACTCCATGTAGATGGTGCCGAGCAAGTCAGTGTATGGCTCAGCCTCCATCGCCTCCACTAGATGAGCAAGAGCATCAGCAAACAGCGTCAGGTCCTTTGCGGTCAGTCGCTTAGCCTCCTCGAGATACTCAGCTTCTCGCATGCCACAGCCTAGAGCCGTGGCTGAGACTCGCGCAAAGCTGGCAAACACCTGAGCGGCCATGCGTCCTTCGCTGGCTTTGGCCAGTAACTTGATTACGTTCTTCATACTCCGTATCCTTTTGGTCTCAATGCCTTAGCTGCTTTGAGATGCTGAGCTGTCGCTCTAATGTGCCAGCGATAGCGGACCTTAACCACCTCGTAGAGCTCGTGCGGATCCAGGTGAACTCGATGCACTGTCGCAGCCATCCATGTCGTCTCGGTGATTTTCTCGACGATCGCAGCAAGCATCGCGATGGCCTCGCGTTTTGTCGCGTGAGTTTTTTCGAGAGAACAGATCATTGCGGTTGGGTTGTCGTAGGCCATTAGACTCCTCGTTGGTTGTTGATTTTGTGCAGGTTCTGAGTTGCTTTTAGGTGCGCTGCCGTCGCCTTGATCCTCCACTTGCTCCCTTGTTTGACGACCTCGTACATCTCCAGTGGATCGAGCCCGACTCGCTTGACCGTCTCGCGCATCCACTCTGTTTCGTGGATTCTCTCGACGATCTCGGCGAGCATTGCTGCGGCCTCGCGTTTTGTTGCGTGCAGTTTTTCGAGAGAGATCATTGGGGTTGGGTTGAAGTTTCTTGCCAGAGTCCGAGCGTGCGGAGAAAAGCCTCTGCTCGTTGGCTGGCGGTGGCCGTAACGCACTCGTAAACTTCCCTCGTATTGTATTCTACACAGAATCCAAGCCATCCGAGGTACTCACCCCATTGTGATTCGCCTTTGGCTGGTTGGTGTTTTGGCGTAAGTACCTTCTCCGCTTCGTGCATTGCGTTGAGGTCATTGAGGTAATCGGGTAATTCCCATGAATTGTGTGGAGCATTCGGAGGTTGTCCGTATTGGATAGACCCCTCGTGGGATGCGCTGTTAAAATTCTTCCACCCGCACGCTCTCGCGATGGCGATTCGTTGTTCGTTGCGTGTCATTGTTGTTGGGTTGGGGTTTCTTGCCAGAGTCCGAGCGTGCGGAGGAAAGCCTGTGCTCGTTGGGCGGCGGTGGCTTCCGTTAGCCAGAACCATATTGGGACTGCCCGATCATCGCTCCCAGTCCAGAGAATGCAGAGTTGGTCAGCGTAGGTAATTCTCTGAGCCGCAGTCAGCACCTTCTCCGCTTCGTGCATAGCGTTGAGGTCGCCGAGGTAGTCGGGCAGATAATATGAGGCAGGCTTGTCGTTCATCACGCCATCGTGAGATGACCACGCCCGTTCAATGTTGCTGGGGCAGATCACCACCCACGCGTATTTGGTCGTCTGAACTATCCGCCACTTGCGGGCTGTCGCGATGGCGATTCGTTGTTGTTCTGGTGTCATCGTCGCTCCTCCTTCATCGCCGTGTTGGCCGCGTTGACTCTACGCTCAATTTCGCGCTCAAGGTAGGCCACCGCTTTTTTGAGATCTTGAATGGGCTGGCCCTTGCTGTCGCAACGCCAAATATATTTGATCGCGTTGCCAAGGCAAAAACTCATGTGCTCGGTTATGTCGATGCACTCGATGCCACTTGGGTGCTGGTAGTGCTGCGGATGGTTAATTGGATCTGGTGTGCTCATTGAGATAGATGTAAGTGGTTGACCGCAAAGTCGATGGACTCGCGAAAACTGTAGCTGACGACCGTCTGCACTCCAGCTCGCTGCAGGTCAGCAATGCACTCGCGCTGATGATCTGACAGCCGACCGCCGCTGGCTTTGAGCTCGATGCAGCAGGCTTTGCCGTTATACATCACCGTCAGGTCTGGGTGGCCGCGACGGATCGTCGGCTGCTTGTCTGTCCGGCTGACGATGACGTAAGCACCTCTGCGCCTAAGGTCTGTGGTCACAAGCTCGTTCAGTTTTTTCTCCTCGCCACTGGCCCATTTGCTTGGGGGTGCATCGACTGGATCGATCGCCGGGACGGCCTGCGCCTGTGCGCCCTGGACTGGGTCCAGAGCGCACGGCAGGTTGTTTTTTTGCTGATGCTCTCGCACCTGTTCTTCGGTCATTTTCATGGTCAGAATACGAAGTCGTCGTTCTCGTCTTTCTCTTCTTCATGCTCGATAGGCTCATGCTTTTTGAGCCCGGTCACAGGATTTGCCACTCGTGCCGGAGTCGCTGCTGGTCGCGGGATGACTGGAGCTGGTCCGCGTGCAGCCGCTGTGGCTGCTGCGGTCCGCTGTGCCATCTCCGCATCGTCGTCCTCGGGACAGATACCGACCATGGCTGACAGGCCATATCGCCGAGCGTAGGTGATCCCCGAGCCAAGGCCCTGCGGGTCATCTTTTTGCAGATGGATGTAGCATTTCGACGCGATCCATTCGCCTGACGAGTGAGTGAGAAGAGTTTCCACATAGTATCCGATCATGTCTTTCTCTGGCATCTGGACGACAGCGATGCCGTTGGATGTCAGAGCCTTACGGCATGCGTCCCAGCAACTGGCAAGGTCAGCATACTTGTTGCGGAAGTGCGGGTTGACCGAGTCTTTTACTGCGCCGACCAGCACTGCCTGCGCCTGACTGAGTGCAGTCGCGATCTCCTTGATCGAATCAGATCGCGTAGACATTACTGGCCCTCCCACTTGACTGCTGTTTTCGCGTTGCCCAAGATCGGTGTCTGCACCTTCGCCTCGACCTCTTCCTTGGTCGATCGTTGCTTGATCATATACTCGCCGTAAGGGCTGTCCGGTGTTGGGATCATGATCAGGTCGAGGAAGGCCGCCTCGGCTCCGCTCTGACGGGTGATCCGTTTCAATTTTTTCTGGTCGATTAGTTTCAGGTCGATGCTGATGCTGATATTGCTCATGGTTTTTTGTATCTGTTTTTTGTTGTGGTTGATGCTCTGGGGAAAGAATCGGTAGCTCGTCTACGATCAGCGGATGCGGTGTCGGCAGTCGCAGTGCGCCGACCGCGGCGACCTGCTGATCGTAGTGGCTCTGCAGTTTGGCCCGCAGTGCAAACTCTGCTGATTTTTTTGCCTGCTCTGCCTGCAGCCGGGCCTGCCGATGATCGCGGATCGGTGCCGGGCTGAGCTCGGGGATCTTGTGCGGACTGCTCATCGGAGAGTCTCCCTGACAATTGCTCGCAGGCGATCCGTCTCGATGCGCTCAGCCTCGAGCTGCAGCGTGCGGAGCTCCAGCTCCATGCGGAGCGCGGCGATCTCCGAGAGTGGCTGGTCAAATCGGTGCGGGATGGTTGCGTCGGCAGCCATTGTCACAAGCCGCCGACGCTCACGTCTTTGAGCGACCCCGATGGCAAAAGCTGCTGTGGCCATTGCTGAGGAGAGCAGGATGTAGATAGAGATGATCATGGTCGTAGATATTAGAGTGCTGCGGTCCAGTTGAGCTCGATCCACTCGTCGATGCTATCGACCGTGTCCTGATTGGGTCCAGTCGTGGAGCTGGAGCTTGAGCACTCCATCCAGAGTTCGGTCTGGATGCCCGGGAACTGCTCCTCGATCAACTCGCAAATGGCATTTGCAATTCGGTCACCGTCGTCGGGAGTGCACTCGCTGCCGTAGTAGCTGGGATCGTTACTTACGCGGACCTCGTACTCGCTGTAGTCGATCTCCTCCTCCAGATCGACTTGGCAGTCGAGGATGTCGGCAAAGGCAGACTCTGTGTAGTCGTCTGGCGAGCCGGCCTCGATCAGCGTCACCTCGACGCTGTTCCCTTTGCCATTGCCGCCGACCTGCACTCGTGAGCAGGCGGTGATGCGGTAGACAGTGTTGGTCTCGCCGCTATAGACTAGATCACCGAGGTAAGGCAGTCCGTTGCCTGCTTCGATGATTGACGCTTTGATTTGGATATTCATTTTTATTTGCTTTCTTTGTTTGTTTTTTTCCGCAGCGGTTGTCGCTTTGGTGAGATCAATGTGCACGCCACATCTCGTCAGGTCAATATTTATTTTAAACTATTTTACCAAAACAGTCATTTGCCTAGGGGAATCGACAGGATCACAGGTCAGAATTGTGCACCTTCGGCCCTGTTTTTCTCGCCGAAAACTCCACTCCGCTCAGGATCAGATGCGCGATTTTGTTGTGGTGCCTATGGTTACAGGCTTTGCCAGACTCAAACCATTGCGAGACAGAGCCATAGCTGACTCCGATGTGTTCGGCGATGCGCGATTTTGCTCCTCGAATCAGCTTGCCGTCAGAGCCCGTAAAGCGTTGGCGCAGTAGGTTGATCAGGTGCGCGGACTGCTCGTTCTTCTTCTGGTATTTCATCCGACCACTGTCTCACTGCCTCGCGAGATTGTCGTAGTTTATTTTAGTCTCGCATCGAGCGAGCAATCACAATCGCAGCTAACACGGTCAGCGTCT